CCCTTGTTCTTCGAGTCTTGTAGCGTGTCCCAGGCACCAGAAAACGAGGGTCTCTAACGGGAAGGTTCCCGCGTTTCCCATAGTCGAGAACATGTTTAATTCTACATCTACGCCACCAATGGTGATAGATGGAGAACGAACACGATCAAGACAATCGAACCATTTAGGAGGTAATAACCACCTTAACAATTCAATCGAAACACAATCAGATGCGCTTGACCAATCGATAGTTGCCTCGTTAGAGGTTATCGATGCGATCTTAGCACGATGTTTGTGTTCCTCAGGTAGAGTCTCGACATCCAAACCAACGGCTTTCATACGTCTATACATGAGTTGCATAAGACCTTGCTGGAGAAACATATTTCCAGTAGGTTCTACTGCTATCATACGACGTATTTTGTCGTTCTTTGGAACCGTAGTAGCTCGCGACCCATTGACTATATTATATCTTCCCATGAACGGGTTGGCCCTGTTATGAACTAACATGGCCTCATTCAATTGACTATCGAATGAGAGATAATTATCCATCAATGGAGCAGCTCGAGATGTTCGAGAGATCGGGAACTTAGACTTGGCTTCTAAGGAAGTATCTTTATAAGATACTCCCAATGAGGAACCAGTGCCGTGTTTACAGCATTGGTACCATTCTTCGTCCAAGAAGGGAGTAAGTACGAAGCGCATAAGCGCCCGGGCCCGTAAGAGAATATTATCTCTTGCAGGGTACCGTGACTGGGGGTAGGGCTTATCATAAGTAAGGTCAAGACCGTCCTTATAATTCGCCATGTGACCGTTCACAAATAAGAATTTGAGAAAGGTTACATCCTCCAACTCGTCCTTACTATCAGAGGGATCGCAAAACTTTTTGCTAAACTCTGATACCTGACGATTCTTTAACATCGTAATCGAGCTGTGCTCGACCCCGTACTCATGTGTGGGGTCCAGCAAGTCGCAGTCTATGGCCTTCTTTATCCGCGTTTGGATACTAGAAGGGTTAAAGACCGTTTTTACACGCAATAACTGGGTACAATTTCTCATTAGGTTTCCTCCTGATTGAGAGATTGAAAATGGTTAACTTACCTACAAGCTACGATTTATGAATCCCAGGGACTAATTGTCCTTAGGTAAATCGTCGCTAGTCTTTGAGCCTACGATGGCTCTAGCAATATCCGAAAGGACGTGCCAGAGCAACCGAAGCCATCCGCCTTTGTTAAGGCTCATGGTATCAGTCTAAGCTTAAAAGATAGTAGGTATCGTCCATATCTCCATCAATGAAGATTTGGGCGCCAAGCTTCCGAAGTTCAAGAATTTCGGCCTGAGTCATTTCAGAATCGTAAGCTAGTTCACATTTGACCGTGCAAGTGGTAACACTTCCATTGTCAAGCGTGAACGGAACTTTCGCGTAAGAAGCGACTCGAGCTTGGGTATAACCATTTGGTGCTCCAACCGACACTTTAGGCTCCTTAACAGAGACGTCAATAGTCCTTCGCGTCCGCAGATCTGTATCTGTGGAGCAAGTTACTTTAACGCTTCCGCCTTGGGGATTAAACATCGGTTTAAATGCCAGAGCACTTCCACCAGTTGGCGTAATCGTCGCGCCTTCAAGCAGCGACAGGGATGAAATTGGCATTTCGCCATCTCCTTGTTGTATAGACCAGTTTAAAACCTACCTGCCAGGATTGGCAGAAGGTATGATTCCCATGAGAATGGCAATCAGGTCTAGTATTGAGGTAAGATCCTTGACAAGGTTTTTCGGTGTGAATACCGGAACCGTATCAATGATCGACGGTGACCACGGGTCACGTTCCATTTGATAATCTTCGTACTGAACGAAGTCATATGGTTCGTCAAGCGTGATCGTGTACAAGAGGTGCTGCCGCTCGGTTAATGAGTAAGTATATTGACTCAAATCCCGTTTGGTAACAC